CTACTAGATAGCAGATCCCGCAATTGGAACCAGTCGCTCCACAACTGGTTTGATGAACTTGTCTCGGTTACGCAACTACCGTTGCGCGAGACTTTGACTCTCTTGTCGAAGTCACTTGTTGAACAGAAGGAAGTCTCATGTTCCCTATATGAGGCAGAACAGGTCCTTGTGTTTCTTAAAGTCCAGGTGGACCTTCTTGAAATCTACTATCCCAATGTGGGGAGGCAGATTAAGGCGGCGAATCTTTTGGAGTGCATGGAACTGAGTTTAGGCCATAACGAGATCGAGACCACAAAATTAATAAAGTATTATTTTTGTGCAGTCTGCTCACTGGCTTTCAACTCAAATGCATGTCCAAAGAAACCTCCCGCAAAGAGGGTGTGCACTAGAATCCTTCCCATCCCTGGGAAATGGTATTATGCAGTCTACCGAAGACTTGCGAAGCACGGGGGAAAGGCATCCGCCTTTGCAGCCAGTATGTTCCTGTCCCGCTACGCTGCTGTTCCTGTGCCAGAGTCTTTCATTGATGAAGCCGATCGCGGCTACCTGAACAAAATCTCACAGGTTGCATCCGAGAAGCTCTATCCAGTAGAGTCCATTCTTCATGCAATCCGGCCCCTTGGGAAGTCAAGTTTCAACGCTCTGGTACGGGCGTCTTCCCAGTGCCTCTCAGCCTCTTCCGTCTCCGAAAAGCATCGGCACGGGCAGATGGGTGTCATTCACGATCATTCTCCCAAGATCCACTGGGAGTGTCGCAAAGAGTCCTATACGGGTATCTGCCCTGCTCCATACTTTGCCTACTCCTTGTCTCTCCATGATTTACCTAGCGGTAAGGCTACTCATCTGAGTGAGCCCCTCAAGGTTCGTTCCATCACCACAGAAGGTGCATGGGAGTTCTTTGCAGGAAAACCGTTCCAGAGTGTAATCGCAGACAAGCTGAAAAAACATCCGAACACGGTGTTTGGTAGGGAAGTGTCCGAGCAGGACATCGAGGACCTGGTAGGGCGGTCAAGGGCGTATTACGGTGACGAGGAGGAGCTATTCTTCCTATCTGGTGACTATGAAGCTGCCACAGATAATCTCTCACCTGAACTGTCGAGGCTTGTTGATTCCTATATGATCCAACACATGAACCTGAATTTCCAAATTCCTGATTTTAAGCAA